AGGGCAAATCTGGGAGGCAGATGATGAGGATGATCTCATCGAAGAGATTACCTGTGCTACAGGTTGGTGCATCAATTCCATTGATTATCGTATCATTCTGAAATGACACCTAACGCACCCTACGGTTGCCAAACCTATAAGGATCTGCTGGTCATGTTACAATCCATGACAGCAGAGCAGTTGGACTGCACCCCTACAGTGTATGATCCTGATGCTGATGAGTATTATCCCATCACAACACTGCTCACCGCATCTGACACCAACGACGTGTTAGATTCTGATCATCCCTACCTCTCCTTCTGATGAAGTACAAAGAACTTCTGCAACAGTTGCAACAACTGAACGAGGAACAACTGAATCAAGATGTTTGCCTCTACAATAAATGGGAGGATCAGCACATTCAATACGATGTAGATTTTGTGTTTGCAACTGAGGAATGTGATGTCCTCGATGTTGATCACCCTATCATTCGTTTCTGATCATGAACCGTACTGAACTTCAAGATGCTCTCATTCAGCAAATGTTGGATGACATGGATCTTAAGACAATGACACAACTGTGTTATGATTATCTGGATGAGGGTTATGGTAAGTATTCTGATGAAGAATTGATCACTGAGTGTGAAGAATACTACCCTGAACTGCTGGAGGATGTGACAGACTGACAAGTGGCACAAGGGGGGGTTGCACTGCCCCCCATCCCCTGCCATACTGACATTGTTCAACGGAACTCACCACCATGAACCACTTCATTGAAGACCCCCAGATCGAAGAAGCAATCTCCTTCGGTTTCTACGATGATGAAGAAACCCTACGGGAGGTTGAAGCATTCTACGATCCAGAGTATGATGACCTTGCTGAGGGTCTGCCCCTTGACTCATCCAACGACTTTTAATGTCATTCTCCGATCTCTTTGATCTCGGTGCTATAGTGTGGGAGGGAGACCTCCCCACTTTCCCTGATTACTTCCCCACAGATGATGATGACTCTGACATCTGATGAAATCGCTGCAATTCTTGATCTCATTCGCTTTCACGATGATTGGGATGAAGTGAGCGAACAGGTGGGCACCAATGTGGATGCTCTTTACGACAAACTCGTTGCAATGCTTAACGATGCTTGAACTCCTTGCTTTCGCTATGATCGTCGGACAGACTGAGATCGCTCCTGGAATCATTCAGACTGAATACCTCCAGAACTCCCAGGAGATCGTTACCGTGATTGAGGATAAAAACTGAATCACCTGTGCCAGTTCAGAATCTGGCACAACCCCCCTAGACTCCTCCCCAGAATGCGCTATATTGAGTGCATGGGGAGGAATCCCCACCAAACCCAACGCTAACCTCCAATGCGTTACAATCCCGCTACTGATCGCGCTGTGAGCATCGAAGAGATCGCTGAGCAGTGCCGCCGTGCTATCATGCAGGCATCAGTCTCCCCTTCACCCGCAGAATACAAAGAGATTCTGAAGTCGGTGAAATGGGAATCAGATCTCGCTAGGGTCTGATACAATGGGAACGGCAGCGCCCTAAAGACTGCCACCAAACCTCAACCTTACAATGAAACCATGTCTAAAGACGTTCTTCTTTCGATGCTTCGCCAAGGGAACAATGGGCAGGAGATTCTTTCGATTCTCGATGCGATCTGTTCTGATTCTGTGGATAGCGTTGATCTGAATGAACCCACCTCTGAGGAGATTGAATTCTGATGGTTAGCAACATCGAACGCAAGGCGGATCGTAACGGTTACGTTAAGTATTTCGATGCAATTCGCTTTGCCACTTCTCACAATCTCCTAGAGGATTTCAATGCCTATTTCTCTAACTTAGAGGGGCAAAGAATCCCGCTGGATGAACTCCTAGAGTTTGCTGGTTACTGATCACAAGGGGGCACAATGCCCCCTCTTTTTTTGTCTGTCAAGCGACCTTATGCCAGTTCGGGTAGTGTCACACACCTGGTTGCATTGGTCGCCCTGGTCTGTCATTCTATGTTCATCGGGGGGGAAACAACCCCACCCGACCCCACCACCAACACCGACATTCCAATGTCCAACGCTAACAGCATTCAGTCCCTGACCGCTGCTCTTGAAGAACTGCAGAGCAACGTTACTCAGTCTTTCCAGACCCTGAATGATGCTATCGCTCAACTGCATAATCAGCAGAAAGTTTCTGGTGCTCACAGTGATGAATTGGCACCATTTCACGCTTGGTTGCAAGTTGAACTGACCCCTTTCTTTGGTGCTAAGAGTGCCAAACTGATTGTGGATAAGTTGAACCGTTCCCGCGCAATCGGTGATTTCCGTTACTTCATCCCTGTTTATAAAGTGGTTGAAGGTGACATTGAAAAGCGCCAACTGATGAAAACCGTAAGCGCAGTCTATCGTTACAAGTTCGGCGGATTCCGTTCTACCGAAAAGTACGCCCTGCGATCTGAGATCAAATACGCTACCGCCTGCCCCCATTGTGGATCTCTGGCACAGTCTCTGGTCAATCGCCTGATCTCTGAAGGTCTCTGGAAGTGACCCTAAGGGTGCCAGTTGGCAGAGTGTCCACTACCCCTTGACTCTCTGCCCCTGGTGCCCTATTCTGATCTCATCAGCGGGGGTGAAGCATCCCGCTCAAAACACTTCACTCAACCCTTTACTTTTTGAATTCATTATGTCTCAGTTCAACTTTACCTCCAGCGCCATTGAGAACATCTCTGACGTGGAGAATGGTCAAGTAACTATCACCTTCAACGGTGGTCGTGATTATACCTACGGTGTGCAAGATGTTGAGCAGTTCGTTGCCCAACTGAGCGCCGTGATTGCCGATCCTGAGGGTTCGGTGGGTCGCTTTGTGAACACTGCTATCCGCAACGATCAACTGGTCGCTGTCGCCTGATAGAGTCGGGGGGCACCTGCCCCCCTTCCGTGCTATACTGATTCCGTTCCCCACTGATCCCTGATGCGCCGAATTGAGAACTTCCTACAGTTCGTTCTGATTGGCATTGCTGTTGGCATTGTATTGGATCACGTTCCCAGGGGGACAGATGCCAAACCGACTCCCGCATCCTACACTCAATCCGTCAGCATTTAGACTGACACCAGTTCAACCCTGAACCTCCCACAATGCGCGGTTTCACGATCCGTTATCAGTCGCCCTACAATGCTTGCGAGTGGCGCACTCAAACGTTCCCCTCCCTGATGGAGGCAGAGCGTATGGTAGAATTGTACCGCTCCTGCGGTTGCCCCGCTCACCTGGTAGACTGAGATGCCCCTGATTCGCACTCCCCGCTTCCTGGATCAGTTCCTCTACGTTGCCATCGATCCCCGTGCTCGCGTGAGGGATGAGGCCGCGGCAATCAGTATCGGTCGCGCCTATCTGGGAATCTACCCCACCCCTACTGGTTTTGAGGTTGCCTACGGCATCCTGGATCAGAACGGGTCACTCGGGTGACACTCTGACAAGCGGCACAGCGGAGGGATCAACCCCTCCCCTTTGCCCCTATACTGATCTCAGTTCACACCTGAACCCGATGGCAACTTTCGAACTCACCACCTGCCAGGCAAGCGCAGGAGTCCGTGCCCTTGACCGCGAACTCAAGTTCTGGCGTGATCTGCTCGCTGAGCAGGAGATCACTCACGATCGCCCGAACTTCGATCCTGTCGGTGCCCGCCTGATCATTGAGGATATTGAGGGGGCGCTCCGAATCCTGTCCAGTCGCTGATCTGTCACAGGGGGTCACACCAGACCCCCTCCAACCCCTATACTGATCTCAGTTCAGGCAACCCGCCATGAAAGTCACTCAAGTCACCACCACCAGCACCCAGATCTCCCTCGCTGATGGGACTGAGGTTCTGTTCTCCTACTCCACCCCTGTTGCCGCCCTGGTGCCTGGTAAGGGTTGGATCCGCACCGAGCAGTTCTACAGCGTCACAACCTCAAAGCACATTAACCGCTGGTTGGCAGAGAACTGCGGCGGTGAGGTTGCAACTGTGCCACAGTGGGAAGTGGATCAACTGGTGGCATTCTGAGGGGTGCCACCCCCTATACTGATCTCAGTTCAACCGACCCACCATGTCCCGCCTTGAAATGACCTACGCTCAGATCACCGCTGCTCACCGCTACGCTTCCGATGCCCGTGAGGCAATCTGTGATCTGGCGGATCACTACTCCTGGGAGACGGTCGCCCGTGAAATGATCTCCCGCATGAGCGGTGATGAGGCACTGGAGTTTGTGGAGGATTTCAACTCCCTTTATGCCAACTGAGGCACTGTCCACCAGGGGGCGCAATGCCCCCTCTCCAACCCCTATACTGATCTCAGTTCAGACAACCACCAATGAACCGCCTTGACGTGATCTGCCCCTCCGCTCCCTGGGAGAACACCACCACCGACGCCGACCGTGCCTGGGATCTGTGCCTGTCCCTTTCTGAAGAATACGGGTACGCTCAGGTTCGCCAGAACGGCATGATCATCGGAGACTACACTGACGGTCACGCCTGACCCCTAAGGGAGGGGGGAAACCCCTCCCCCTCTCCAACCCCCAATCCTACCATGCTAAAGGTCGCTGCTGGAATCGCTCTGCTGCTGATGCTCTGGCAACCGATGGAACCTGCCCGCCGTGTGACAGCAGACGTATTGCACACTGCCGCCGATCTGATCGCCCGCTGACCCTGTAGAATTCTCTCAGTTCACACCTGAACCGATGCCTAACCTCACCACCGCAACCTGGATTATGATCGCTGGGCAGCGTGTCACCTTTGACCGCTACGCCACAGGATGGGTCGCCACAGGATGGGAAAAGGGTCTGCCCGTTGCCCGCCGCCCCGTTGCCCTGGATTATCTGCAGGAGGTACTCTCCCGCTTCGCCCCTGAGCAGATCACCTGGACAGTCTGATCTCTGGCACTGGGGGTCATCACCGACCCCCACCCCTGACTCTATACTGATCTCAGTTCGCCACCTGAACCTCATGACCTACGGTTTCGCAGTTCAACCCACCGCCTGGACTTCCTTCGATCCTCACGGTTGCGAGTGGGCAACCGATATGAACCACGCTTACGCGATCGCTAAGATCTGGGGTGAGGAGTGCATGGTCTGGATGGTGCCTGCCAGCGGCAATGCCGTTCGCTGGTGCCGCTGCACTGAGATCACCGACGCCATCGCTGATCTGGTGTTCGGTTGCTGAACCGACCATCGGGGGGGTTGCATCCTCCCCCTGATGCTCTACAATACGATCAACGGGGGAAGGGAAACCGACCCCCACCACCAAACCTGAAGAACCATGTTCTCCACCACCTTCACCCGCTCTGACGCTTTCGGTGCCACCTATCAGTGGGCGATCCTTTCGATCCTGCCGATGGATGATGGCAGCGGTTGCGCCAATCAGGACGGGATGCGCCCTACCGACATTAACGCCGCTCTGGGGATGCCCAATGAGGCACGGACTGCCCTCGCTATCACCCTCAAGCGGATGGCAGCGGACGGACTGATCAAGCGCCACGGGTTGCATCCGCGCCCCCCATCCTGTAGAATTCCAGAGTCAACCGCAAACGACCGATGCGCTTCTCTCCCGCCTCCCGCCTGACCGATCGCCAGATCCTGTGGGTCGCTTATCGCAACGACGGCAGCAAGTTCAATCGGATCACCGATCCTGTGGGTCACACCGCTACTCTGCTCGCCGCTCAGTTCTCTGAGACTTACGGCAGCGACGTAACCGATCCGATGGCGGATTGATCCTTATGGGGGACAGTCTCAGGACCGTCCCCCTCTGTTCGTTCTTTCGGCAGGGCAGTTATACGATATAACGTTATCGTTATGCCGCCCGCCGTGCGCCCCCTTATTAAAAAATGGGTCCTATGTAACCTACAAAGGTCCCCAAGAGACCGAGAATTATTCAACAAGAACTCCGCCAAATTGCCGAGTGTATTCCGTGTATTATAAAAAAATTTCCCGTAGAAAAAATCGCCCCCAAACCCCTTACTGGAATTTCTGGAAGGTAGTTCTTGCAGGATGGTTAATAAGGTATCCGAAGGTAGTGTTATTACCACTCGGGTTTATTTGAGTGCTTATATATAAAGCGGTTGTCAATTAATTAATAATGGAAAAAATTTACCACATATACGCCAAGGAACGCTGCCTTTTCCATTCTTTGAAGGAAGAAGAGTTTGAAATTACTTGGAATACATTGAAGAATATGGTAGGTTTAATGAAGACCGATTATACTGTGGAGGACCTCACATTTGTGGAACTCACATCAAATAAGAACCTAAACTTAGAGTCTTCTCATTGACAATTGACTGATTAAACGATAAAATTTGAAGGAAGTAATGTTATCTCTATGGCAAAAGGATTTACTGTAAAAGCGAACCCACCGAAGCCCACTGAAACTGATAGTTGGGACTACGGTGCAATCAAAGAAAGAATGAAAGGAAAATCGATTGTTTTCTGCCTTCCTGGCAGAGGGTGTTCGTTTATCTTTCTGAAAGCATTTGTGCAATTGTGTTTTGACCTTGTACAAAACGGAATGAGTATTCAAATTTCTCAGGATTACTCTTCAATGGTTAACTTTGCACGTTGTAAAGTGTTGGGTGCCAATGTTCTCCGAGGACCGAAGCAAGTTCCCTGGGACGGTAAGTTGGACTATGATTACCAACTGTGGATTGATAGTGATATCGTCTTCAACACCGAGAAGTTCTGGCAACTCTGTGATCTTGCTCTCTCTGAAGAGGGTGAAGAGAAGGAAGTTGTTGCTGGTTGGTATGCAACAGAAGATGGTCACACAACCTCCGTTGCACACTGGCTTGAGGAAGACGATTTCCGTAAGAATGGTGGTGTGATGAATCACGAAACCGTTGATTCAATTTCCAAGCGTAAGAAACCATTTACAGTTGATTACACTGGATTCGGTTGGGTCCTGATTAAGAAAGGTGTATTTGAAAATCTCGAATATCCTTGGTTTGCACCTAAGATGCAAGTCTTTGAATCGGGAGCAGTTCAGGACATGTGCGGAGAGGATGTTTCATTCTGTCTCGATGCAAAAGAAGCAGGATTTGAAATTTGGTGTGATCCTCGTATCCGTGTTGGTCACGAGAAAACTCGCGTTATCTGATGACCTTTAATATCTTATACAAAGGACGTAAGATATATCAGAACCTCACACACGAAGAATGTGCTGAGGTTCTTGACAACCTCGCTCAAGAATATTATGATAACGAGGATTATGATATAAATGAAATTGAATTGGAGGAAATCTAATGGCAAAACGACCGTCACTTACAAATAAGAATGCACCAGAACCCAAACTGAAAAAGACCCTTCAAGGTCAAGGTGGAAGAACGAAATATGCCGCCACATCCCGTAATAAGGCGAAGAAAAAATACAGAGGACAAGGCAATTAATACAATAAAATGCTTCAATTAGACCCACAGATCCCAGTTGTTACTCCTAAAGGTAATGGCTGGGCATTTTTTTTAATCGACAGATCTCAAGAACACGATCTTGAGTGGGTAGTGTTTCTAGATAGTAATGGAGAATGTTGGACTTTTAAAAATTCTGACATTAGAATTCAAAAAAATAGTACTTTTCACCGAAAAAATATCTCAAATATCGATAGCACGGGATAGGAACCCCGTAAAAAGTTCTGATTTAACTCTAAAAATCGGAAAAAACGCTATGGGAAAGCAATCGGATCGAAATAGAGAATATATGATGGATATGTGGGGCACAAATCAACTTGCAACTGACTATGGATCACTTAATAATTTCAAAAAACAAGTGATTTCTGAGATTATGAATGACGATTACTCTCAGAAAAAGCATAATTTAAGTGCTCAATCGGAATTGCATCAAAAAATTAGAAATGATGATGATTATGATGATTGGGAGTATGGAACTGAACCAGTTTATGGTAGCAAAAGTTAAAATAAATCTAATAAATAAGTTATAATTGACCTCTATGATACAATAAATGCCTTTAGAACGTGTTAGTAGACCTTTTAAAGATGTCAGTTTAACGTTACAGAGTAATCCACTGACTCGTGACATACTGACAATTACCAATGAAAGGGCGATAGCACGTTCTATTCGCAATTTAGTTCTTACTCAAAAAGGAGAAAGGTTTTTTAATAGTCAATTAGGTTCTGAAGTATCAAGGCTTCTTTTTGAAAACCTCGATAGAAACACTTCTATTTTCATAAGAAATGAAATTGAATATGTAATCACAACCTTTGAGCCTAGAGTAACTCTTTTAGAATTAGATGTAAATCCAAATTACGATGAAAATCAATTCGATATAGTAATAAAATATAAAATTATAGGAATTGATGTGCCAACTCAACAGTTATCATTCGCACTCACTCCAACACGATAATGGCATTAGTTAATTTTACGAATTTAGATTTCGAAGATATAAAGACTTCGATAAAAGATTATCTAAAAACAAATTCCAATTTTACAGATTACGACTTTGAAGGATCCAGTCTTTCTGTATTAATTGATGTATTAGCGTATAACACATATATCAATTCATATAATGCTAATATGATTAGCAATGAATTGTTTCTTGATGGTGCTACTCTCAGAGAAAATGTCGTTTCTCTCGCAAGAAATATTGGTTACGTTCCTAGATCAAAAACTGCTTCAAAAACAAAAGTTTCATTTTTTGTAGATTTATCTGGTTTAGATGTTAGACCATTGACAGTAACTTTAAAAAAGGGAATTTGTTTTACAACTTTAACAACTTTTGGTAGAGAAAGTAATTCATTTTCAATTCCAGAAGATGTCACCGTTCCAGTTAAAGATGGAATAGCATCGTTTGATGATATTACAATTTACGAAGGAACTTTAATTACCCAAAATTTCACCGTAGATTCAACGAACTATCAAAGATTTATTTTAGATAACCCTGGAATAGACACATCAACTATATCAGTAACAGTAAAAGATAATGCACTTTCAAGCGATACTAAAGTATTCAAATATATTGATAGTATTGTAAACATAGATTCAACATCAAAAATATTCTTAATTCAAGAAATTGAAGATGAACGATATGAATTGCTTTTTGGTGATGGATTATTTGGTAAAAAACTTGTTAACGGAAATTACGTTACAGTTTCATATGTAGTAACAAATGGTGAAGTTGCAAATGGAATAACAAACTTCACTTATGCTGGAAGATTAGTCGCAAATGATGGTAGTATAATCAATTCTCAAATTTCTTTGGTTACTTCCAATGGACCAACAAGTGGTGGACAACAAATTGAATCTGTAAGTTATATCAAAAAATACGCACCAAAAATATACTCAAGTCAAAATAGAGCAGTTACTGCAAATGATTATGAAGCACTAATTCCAAAAATATATCCAGAAACAGAATCAATTTCTGTATTTGGTGGAGAAACTTTAGAACCACCAGAGTATGGAAAGGTTTTTATTGCAATTAAACCTACAAATGGATTCTTTCTTTCCTCTGCAAGTAAAGAATTTATCAAATCAGAATTGAGAAAATATTCTGTAGCAGGAATTGTCCCTGTGTTTATGGATCTTAAGTATCTAAACGTAGAGTATGAAACTACAATTTATTACAACAAGAATCTGGCTTCCAATGAAAATGTAGTTTTAAATTCCGTATACAATAATATTTTAGAATACACAAAATCTAGTGAGATTAATAGATATGGGGCAAGATTTAAATATAGTAAATTCTTAAAATTGATTGATGATAGCAATTCTGCTATCACTTCAAATATCACTAAAGTCTCAATGAGAAGAGATCTTAGAGTGAATATAAATGCATTTGGAAATTACGAAATATGTTTTGGTAATGAATTTCATATAAAAAATCCTCAAGGACAAAATATAAAATCTTCTGGATTTAAAGTAGAAGGTTTTGAGAATTATGTTTACTTGACCGATTTTCCAGATTTAAATAATCCAACACAAGGAAAATTGTTTGTATTTGATGGAGAATCTCAAAATTATTTCAATGAAGTGGGTAAAGTAAATTATGAAACGGGTGAAATATTCTTACAATCTATCTCTGTAACTGGAACTGAAATTACTCAAGATGGGGAACCTGTAATTATGATTTCTGCCATCCCCAAATCAAATGATATTATCGGATTACAAGATTTATATTTGCAGATAGATATTAATAGAAGTAAATTAACAATACTTTCCGATGACATCTCTTCTGGAGCAGACTCCTCTGGAAGTACTTATCTAACTACTTCAAGTTATCCAAACGGACCACAAATATTAAAATAATATGGTAAATTCAAGAGTTAATATCAGCGAAATTGTTGAAAATCAACTTCCATCATTCGTTACAGAGGAATTTCCTCTTGTATCAGAGTTTTTATCGCAATATTATAAATCTTTAGAGATACCTGGTGGTCCATCGGACATACTTAATAATATTGATTTATATGCAAAAATTGATAATATTAAAAGTATATCACAATCTACAAATTTAATTGGTGATATTACACAATTTGATTCTTCTATTTTAGTTAAATCTACGGAAGGATTTCCAGATAAGTATGGAATCATTCAAATTGATGGTGAGATAATTACATATAAGTCCAAAACCAATAATAGCTTCGAAGAATGTATAAGGGGATTTAGTGGAATAAGCAACTTAAACGGAAAAAATGATAAGTTAACTTTTTCCACTAGCAATTCCGATTCGCACTCGGATGGAACCATTATTTTAAACTTGAGTGCTTTATTTTTAAATGAATTTTTATATAAGATAAAAAAACAAATTGCTCCAGGATTTGAGGGGTTAGAATTAAATGAGAATGTCAATGAAAAACTTTTTATCAAGCAAGTAAAAGATTTTTATTCTTCTAAGGGGTCAGATAAATCTTTTTCCATTCTTTTCAACGCACTTTACGGGGAAAAAGTAACTGTACTAAGACCATCGGATAATTTAATATCCCCATCAGTATCTAAATATCGAAAAACTCAACAATTGATTGTTGAGTGCGATAATAGAAATATACTAAATCTTGTTGGTAATACTGTATATCAGAACAAAATAAATTCTACTAATAAATCTTTCGCTACAGTATTAGATGTAGAAGAAATAAAAAGAGGAGATAAAATCTATTATAAAATTAGTTTAGATAGCGATTATAATAGAGATATTAATGTTTCAAGTGGAACAATATCTGGTAAATTCACAATAAGTCCCAAAACAAAAGTAACATCGGATATAAAAACAAATTCAAGTTTTATAACAGTTGATTCTACTGTTGGATTTCCAAATGAAGGAGAGTTATTAATTAAACTTTCTGATGGAACTCCTAAATTGATAAATTATTATGATAAAAATATCAATCAATTTTTAGAGTGTTCTGGAGTAACTTTTGATATAAAAATTGGAACTGATGTAGAAGATAGCAATTACTGCTATGGATATGATTTAAATAATAATAAAATCGAATTTAAAATTACTTCTGTAATTTCTGATTCTGTTCTTCTAACTCCAATACCAGGATATTCAAAAAATGATCTTGTTATAATTGATAATATCGGATTGTCTGGAAATAGACCAGTTCATACTTCCTGGTTATATAATAACGCAATTTACTATGATGTTAAAAATATATCTTTAGTAGATTCTTCAAATTTTTCATACTCTGTTGAACTTTTTGAAGATTCTTACATTTACGTTCAAGATACTTTAGTATTATACGATACAAAAGAAAGAGAAATACTTCTTAAAGTAATATCTCTTAACAACAAAAAATCTTTTGTAGTAGAGTCCCAAAGTGGTAATATAGATCTTTCTGAAAAATATTACTTGGAAAGGAAGATATCTTATGTAAATACTGGAGATTCTTTCATAGATCAAGTAACATCAAATGTTACTAATGTATATTACGATTTTGATCAGGTAGATACTTATGTTGTATCAAATTCTATCCCATCATATTCAAATTTGACCCTTGATATAAAAAAACATTCGGTATCTTTTAGTGGTAATTTTGATGGGGAAGAAATTGAAATAGGAACACATCCATTTTTAACTGGAGACGCTGTATATTATATTCCTAAGAGTCCGAATAATACTTTAAATATAGAATCTGGTTTATATTACGTTAAGAGAATAAGTTCAACAAAAATAAAATTATCTAGAAGCAGGTCTTCAATTTATGCAAATAAATTCATAAATTTGATTGGAAATATTACAGATAGCACTATTGTATTAGATAAGTTCTATGAAAATAGTTTTGCTCCATATAAATTGGTTAAAAGAATTCCAGAATTACAAAAAAGAGATTCTTTGGAGTTTTATGAAACCAAACCAAATCAAAATATTGGTGTTTTAATTAATGGTGTAGAAATTTTAAATTACAAATCAAATGATTTAGTTTACTATGGGGAAATAGAAAGTGTAGATATTTTAGATGGAGGAAACGATTATAATGTAATAAATCCACCTACATTGATAATTACTGACAAAAATGATTCACAAAGGACAACAGAAGATTTTGCTAAAGGATATGTTGGTGTTGCTGGTTCTTTGTCTGGAATAAAATTAGTAGATCCAGGATTTGATTATATTGAAACACCTACTATTGATATAATTGGAGGTGGTGGAAAGGGTGCTGTAGTAAAAGCGGAATTATCCTTATTTAAACACGAAGAATTATTTAAATCGGATGATAGCAATAACGTCAATTTGTCAACTAATATAATAACATTTTCTCAAGACCATAAATTTAGAGATTTTGAAAAAGTTGTTTATAGAGCATTCAATCAAACACCAATCGGAGGATTGATTGATAATTCAATCTATTATATAAAAACTTTAAGTGCGACTTCCATAACAATTCATAATACCGAATTGGATTCTGTATCTGGTATAAACACAGTAAACATCACTTCATATGGAACAGGAAAACATTCTATAGAATCCTATTCTACTAAAAAGAAAATTCAAAGATTTATAATTGAAAATAATGGCAAAGGTTATAAAAACAGATTAATAGAGTCTCCTTCTTCTGGAATAAGCACGATAGCAAATACAGTAACTATACAGAATCATGGATATGAAACTGGAGAAATTATAGTATATAACGCATCGGAAATCCCAGTAAGTGGATTATCATCTGCATCATCCTATTACGTAACAAAAGTCGATGATGATAAATTTAAATTATCTGTCATTGGAGTAGGAACAACTGCAGCAAATTATTATATTAATAGAGGAGATTATATAAATTTCTCTTCCGTTGGATCTGGAATTCACTATTTCAATTATCCTCCTATCCAGGCTATAGTAACTGGAAAAATTGGTGTATCAACTTTTAATAATCAAAATTTTAATGCTGTAATATCACCAATAGTAACTGGAAGTGTAACTTCGATTTTCATTTCAAATGGTGGAAATTATTATGGTTCTGAAGAAATATTAAACTATAATAGACAACCCCTATACAGACTTGAAAATGGAAAAGGTGCTCAACTTACTCCTATAATTTCTAATGGACAAATAATAGGAGTAAACATCCAAAATAGTGGATCTAATTACGATGATTCTCCTTTAATTGCAGTTTATTCATTTAGTGGATCTGGAGCAGTATTAACTCCAATAGTGCAAAATGGATCTATTGTGGAAGTTAAAGTTATAAATGGTGGGTATGGATACGTTAAAGGAGATACAAAGTTGCAAGTGCTTTCCCTTGGTGGAAATTGCACTTTAAAATTTAATTCTAAAAAATGGACAGTAAATAATGTATTATCTCCACGATTTAAATTTTGTTAATTCAAAAGAAGTTGAAACTACATACCATTCACCAATAATTGGATGGGCTTATGATGGAAATCCAATTTATGGTCCATATGGATATGAAACTTCAACGGGCGGAAATGTAAAATTAATGAAGTCTGGATATACATCTTCACTCAAATCAAAAAGACCTAGTGTTGATTTATATCCTGAAGGATTTTTTGTAGAAGACTATGATTTTGTTGATAATGGAGATTTAGATCAACATAATGGAAGATATACTATAACTCCAGAATATCCAAATGGAATATATGCATACTTTGCTACTATAAATGATGGTCAGGTAGAAACTTCAGGTCCATTTACTGACTACAAAAAACCAGAATTCCCATATATTATTGGAAATACTTATAAGCATATTCCATCCGAAGATAATTTTGGTAATAATTTATCTTTACAAAATTTTAATTTAGAAAATAAAGTTAGATATACTGATCATTACAATTTAGAATCTGATACATCTGGTTATAATTATATACTAAATCCTAATAAAATTAAACCAATTTATAACTTTGTAAAGGATGTTTCGGCAAACAATGTTACTGATATATACGCACCTTTCCCTGGAAGTGGGTATAAAGTTGGTGATATTATAAATTTTGACGATGAAGAAATATATGGAAAGGTAACCACAATATCTGGCAAAGAAATTTCTAATATATCATATAAAAGTCAAAAAATTAATAACGTAGAAATATTTCCAAACCAAGATCCATATGGAAATTTTATTGGAATTTCTACTTCTCCACATAATTTAATCGATAGGCAACAAATATTTTTCAGTGGAATTGGAACAAATACTTTTAATTTTAAAATAAATCAATCATTCGAAATAAAAATAAAAAATAATGTTTTATTTTTGAGTAAAACAGTTCCAGATACTTCTGCTACTGGAATAATAACTTATTTTGATGTATATGGTCCATTGTCTTATCCAAACATAACAACAAATGATATATACAGCATTAGAGATGAAAAAGTTAAAATTTTAGATGTAGACAAAATTTCTTCTAGAATTAAAGTAGAAAGAGCATACGATGGAACTGTTGGATTAGCATATAATGTAGGAGAATCTTTAACAGAAAATACTAGAAAGTTTTATATTAATTTACCTCAGAATAATTTATCAAATACTTTAAAAAATAATAAAGAATATTATTTTACTCCCTCAGAGTCTGTTGGTATTGGTACAATTGGTATTGGTTCAACATTAGCAATATCAAATCCTGGAATCGGAATAACTGAGATATTTGTCCCAATCAGATCAATTTATATTCCAAATCACCAAATAGAAAATGGAACTAAACTAATATACAGTTCCAATGGTGGATCTGGAATTGACATTTCTTTAGACGGAATTAATAATTATAATCTTACAGACGGATCAGAAGTTTACTCTGTAAAAATATCTGAAGATTTTATAGGTATATCTACTTCAATCGTTGGATTGGGATCTACTGGAAGTTATATTGGAATATCATCAACCAATAATTTGATGTATTTTATATCAAATGGATCGGGAGTAAATCATAGTTTTAAAACAAAATATAATAATGTAAAACCATTCCAAATTAAAAATGGAAGTGTAGTTGTTTCCTTGGCATCTACTCATAATATGAGAGTAAATGATTCTGTAGGTTTATTTGTAAAGAATGTTGGTATAACTACAACTATAAAAGTAAAGTATAACGATTATAATAGAAGAATTCTGATTGGTAATTATGAATTTAGTAATTTAGATGTAAACCCAACTGATGATACTATAACTATAGTAAATCATAAATTTACAACTGGACAAAAAGTAGTATACACTTCAAATTCTCCATCAACAAATTTAATTAATAACAAAATATATTATATTAATGTTGTAGATGAAGATACTATAAGATTATGCGATTCTTATTATGAATCGTTAAGTTTAGATCCAAATTATGTAAATATTGGTTCCGCTTCAACTGGAGAAATAGGACTAATTAATCCATTATTAAAAATACAAACGGGAAGAAAGACCGTATTTGACCTTTCAGATTCTTCATTATCTTATAATGTTGGATCCAGATTATACTCAGCATTTAAACTTAATTTTTACACTGATAAAGAATTAAAAGATGAATATCAATTCGTAACTAAACCAAATATTATAAAATACAATAATGTTGGAATCGATACTAATGCAAGAATTGAGTTAGAATTTTCTGATCCAAGAGTATTATACTATAAGATAAGTCCAATAAATTTGGATAAAATATCTCAGGTTAAAAAAGATATTTTAATTGATAACGAAAATATTCAAAATAATAACACCTTATTGATAGATTATAGTGATTACAGTGGAGAATATACTATCAGTAAAGTTGGTATAGGATCTACGAATTTTGAATGCTATCTCCCATTAACTCCTGAAGAAGATTTTTATAGCAATGGTGGAAATACTAATATTTTATATATTACTTCATCTGAAACAGAGACTGGTGGAATATATAAAATTTCACCCTTTTCAACAAAGAACTTCAAATCTTTACCTTCAATAACATCTATAAATTCAAATAGTGGAAGAGATTCTTTAGTATATCCATTTGGTTTAAATATTGGAGTTCCAAACAGAATTGATATCAGAGATATTGGATTCGGATTTCCTTCAGATATTACTCTAAAACCACAATTTAAACTTCCTCAAATTATATCAATATCACCTTTAGGGAAGTTGCAATATATTAAAAAACTTACCCCAGGAATAAATTATACTACAGATCCAAAATTAGTATTAGTAGATCCCGTAAATAACGTTATTATAAATGATGTTGAATTGGAATATTCATCATCTGAAAATTATGTGTCAATTGTAAAAAATACGAACTCTATAACTGGATCATCAGTTAAAGTTGTTCCTACTAATAATACAAACGGAATTCCTATAATATCAATAAATTACAACTCTATTACTAAAGATGTTATTGTTGGATTGGGTGTAAGTTATAGTTCTTTAAATGATTTCCCATTTGAGATAAATGATACATTCATCATAGAAAATGTAAGTGTAGGAGTTGGAACTATTGGTAAAGGTTATAATTCTTTAAATTATAATTATAAACCATTTATAGTAAAGGGCAGAGATCCCAATATTGGTGGTTCTAATTCTTCTATAACTTTTAATATTAAAGGTTATATTTCCGAAAACGAAATTCCAGGAACTTTTTATCCTTTATTGTCAAATGGATTAGTTATACCAGAAAAATATTTTCCAAAATTTGAAGTAAAAATAGAAAAAGGAAGTTACAAAATAGGTGAGAATATATCAAATGGAAAAATAAAATCTAAAGTTCTAGATATAGACAAAGAAAATGATAAATTAAAAGTTATATCTAAAGAAAGTTTTAGTGCAAATGATCAGATTTATGGAGAAACATCAAATACAAAATCCAAAATCGTAAATGTCGAAAATTCTGATGGATTTTATATTTTAAGTTCTTCTGGACTTGTAATTGATGGATGGCAGGACAAAACGGGATTTTTAAATGAAAATACTCAAAGAATTCAAGATAGTGACTATTATCAGTATTTTTCTTATTCTTTAAAATCTAAAGTAGAATATGAAGACTGGAATTCTTATGTAAGTTCTTTAAATCATACATCTGGATATAAGAAATTTTCCGATTTACAGATAGAATCAATTTCAGATTATTCAAATTCTGATTTGGTTGTATCTGCGGTTTCTGAAGATATTTTTGGAATTTCTGTTAATACTTTTTCTGACATAATTGAAGTTGTAGATTTAAACTGTGTTGTAGATTTTGATTTAGCATCTGAAAAAACTATAAAAATTGGATCTACTGCCATTTCAAATGAAATAATATTTAATTCAAGAGACCTTCAAGATTATTTTGAATCTGTGGGAAATAGAGTATTAATTTTTGATGATATAAGTCCTAGGTTTAATAACACTCCTAGATCCACTCCATTCAGCGTTGTAGATAGTTTTAGACTTGAAAACGAGAGATTCAAAAAATACATTACTTATGTAAGAGATCAAAGATTTATTGGAGAACGACAATTTTCCATTATTAGTTTGATGTACGATAGTTTTGACTCATATTTAAATCAATATGGAAGAATTGATACAGCAAGAAATCTTGGATCATTTGATTTTGTTATCAGTGGCGATGAAGGAAAACTTCTTTTCTATCCAGTTAATTTTGAAGTAAATGATTATGATATTTCATATATTTCTTATAATATGAATGATTATTTGGATGGAAGTGATTCAACTTCTCTTGGAGTTGTTGGTATTGCAGCAACAACAAAATATATTTCATCTGGATCAACGGGACCATCTAATATTTTAAGTATTCCTAAGTCAAATAGATCTGCAAAGATTTTAGTTGGAGTAGAAGCATTAAACCTTGAAGATTTGGAATTTATAGAATTTTCTTTAGTTCATGATGGAACTGATATTCACGTTTTAGATTATGGTCTGATGTCAAATGCATCTTCGGAAACATCCTCTGGTTTAGGCACATATCATTTCTATTATTCTGGTCCAAATATTAATCTAGACTTCACTCCAAATGTTGCTCTTGCACATACCTCACATTTTTATAGCATTACTGTTGCTATAGGTGATACTACATCTTCTGGTGTTTCTACTATAACTTTAAATAACACTAGATTCTCTTCTCACTATACTGGAATTGGATCAACATCTACTCCAATTCAAAATACAATTGCTTCTTATGGAAATCCATACTCTGGAGCGTATTATTTAATTTCTGTAGAAGATACTACAAATAATCGTTATGAGTTTTTAGAAACTATTTTAATTAATGATAGAAATAGAGCATATTTGGTAGATTACGCTCCAGTTAGAACACATATTGGTCTTGGAACTTTTGGTGCTACTGTCTCTGGAACAAATGTCAATTTTGAATTTACGCCGATACCAAATATAGATACTCAAGTTAGAGTTTTCCAAAATGCATTAAGTCTTGTTAATGCTGGAACCTTAGATTATGAAATACTATTAAATAATGCATCTATTGATACTGGTTATGGTTTATACGAAGGTACATCAAAAGACATAAGAAAGTCATTTGATCTAACTTATGAAAATAATACAGTTTTTGAAAAAGAATTCCTTGGAAATGATCAAAAAATTGTAGATATTTTAGATAACTCTTTCTCAATTCCAAATCATTTTTATGTTACAGGTGAGGAAATTTTTTATAGTTATCTTGAGGATGGTGTTCATAGTCCTATTGGAATCGTTACATCTAGTATTGTTGGAATCGGAACCACAGATAAACTTCCAAGTAAGTTATATGCAATCAATGTAAATCCATCTAAAATAAGAGTTTCTGATACTGCTGAAAATGCATTAAAATCTATTCCCGTTCCACTTCAATTGAGTTCTGTGGGTATTGGATCGTTCCATAAATTTACAGCAAATAATCAAAATTCAAGATGTTTAATTGCAATTGATAATTTTATACAATCTCCAATAGTTGGTACATCTGTTACGACATTATTGGCTTCGGATTCCGAGACTAGTGATAGCATTTTAAATTTTGTTGGGATTACATCATTCTTTAGTGGAGAACTTATCAAAATTGATGATGAAATTATGAGAATTAATAAGACTGGAATTGCAGACTCAAATCTAGTATTAGTTCAAAGACCTTGGATGGGAACATCCCTTGGTTTCCATACGGCAGGTTCACTAATTAGAAAAATTGAAGGTGATTATAATATTGTTGGAAATAAAATAAACTTTATTGAAGCTCCTGCTGGTAAGAGTCCTATAGGAACTATAACAAATAGACCTAATGATAGAGATTATACTGGAATAACTACATTCTCTACTTTTAATGGCAGAACATTTTTAAGATCATCTATACCAGATACTTCATTTGAACCATACTCGAAAAATTATATTTTTGATAGTTTATCTCAAGAATTTAATGGAATAACTACATCATATACATTAACTTCATCTAGTAATAATGTTTCTGGATTTTCAACTGGAAATTCTATTGTATTAATTGATGGTGTGTTTCAACAACCAAGAAGATTGGGTGCTGTGGACATTGAAGGTGCATTTTATTTAAATGAAGTTTCTGGGATATCAACAATCACATTTGTTGGAACTGCATCATCTACTACCTATGATATAAATCAGTCTAAACTTCCTTATGGTGGTGTTATAGTCTCATTTGGATCCACTGGAGGTCTTGGATATCAACCTTTAGTATCTGCAGGTGGTACTGCTACAATATCCATAGCGGGAACAATAACATCAATTAGTGTAGGAAATACTGGATCTGGATATAGAGCAACTGAAAGTTTAGAAGTGATTAGTGAGGTGGTAGAAACAGTTTCTATAGGAGAAACTATCATTTCTATTATTAATAATAATGGAATTTTAAATAAACTTTCTTATTATAATAATGGATTTATTGACATTGGATCCAAGATAAAAGATGGGCAAATTGTAGGATTTGGTACTACCTCTGTTATAGTTTCTACATCTAGCACTTCTACTTCTATAATAAATGCTGGAGATTCTGTAAAAATACGTTTAACAGATCCAAAAATTGGTATAGTCAATGTCGGATACGCAACTGAAAACTCGGAATCTTATTCTGTTACTTTTGTTGGATTTACTACGATTATATCTGGAAATATATCACCAAACGTTACGATAGTAAATCCTGGTATAGGATTTACGGAACCTCCGATTTTAGTATTTGATCAACCACAATCTTACACAAATCTTAAATTAAAGTATTCTTCAACTTCAAGTGGAGTTGGAACAGAATCAAAAGTTGATGTTGTTGTTGGTCAAGGTTCAAGTATAATTGACTTTAATATTAAAAATTATGGATATGGATATAAACCAGGAGATATACTAACTGTACCTACAGGTGGTTTAACAGGAATACCATTAGATCCCACAGTGTCGCCTTCTTTTAGAGAAGCACAAATTATTGTAGATAAAGTTTATAATAATAAATTTACATCTTGGGTTGTTGGAGATTTACTTCCTTTAGATCCTTTAGATGATTTGTTTGATTCTTCAAGAAAGTTATTCCCAATTAAAGTTGACGGACAATTAAGGACCATTAGAGCAAAATCTGGATCTCAAATAGATATTCAATCAACTCTACTTGTCTTTATTAATAATATTCTTCAAGTTCCAGGCGAAAGTTATATATTTGAAGGTGGTAGCGTAATTTCATTCACTGAAGCACCTAAACCTGGGGATACTTCTTCAATTCTTTTTTATAGAGGAACTGCAGATGTAGACGTTTTGGAAGTGGATATTCTCGAAAGCATTCAAATCGGAGATGATGTTGAACTAAATTCTGATGATATATTCTTAAATCAACAATTTAGAACTGTAGTGTCAATAAATGCAACTGATGATATTTCTACAACTCCATATTCTGGTGTTGGTATATCAACAAATGAATTATTATTAAGACCAATAACTTGGAAAAAACAAACTGAAGATAGAATAATAAATGGAAAACCTGTAGGAAAAGATAGAATTTTCTATGAACCTCTTATCTATCCAACAACAAATATAATTCAAAATGTCGGTATTGGATCCACTGTTATGTTTGTAGATAATTTAAAAACATTCTTTGATAGTTATAAAGAAAATGCATTAACTTCATATATTTCTGACATAGAAATTATATCTCAAGATGAAATAAGGTCTGCTACTGCCACTGCTACAGTTTCTGTTGCGGGAACAATTTCTTCTATAACATTAACTGATCCTGGAATTGGATATACATTTACTCCATCTGTAACAATACAGAAAAAGATTGGAATATCTTCAGCAAATGTTGCTATTGCAACCGCATATATTTCTTCTGGTTCTGTATCTTCTATTGGAATAATAACTTCAGGAATTGGATATACGCAAACAAACCCACCTTTAGTAATAATAGAATCCCCAATTTCTAAAGTTGAAAGAATAAAAAATGTTTCTTATGAGGGAGATTTCGGTTCAATTGTTGGAATATCAACTACTTCTGTAGTTGGAATACCAACAGGAATAGAATTTACATTATATGTACCAAGTGATTCTTATGTAAGAAATTCAATAATTAATAATTCAACCATAACAAGCACAGGAATAAGTGGAATACAAACTGGTTATTACTTTGTGGTAAAAAATTCTAATGTTGGTTACGGTTTAACTTCTCTTAGAACAGACCTTACCACAATTGGGGTTGGAACACAATTCGTCGATAATGTATATCAAGCTGCTCAAGTTTCTGTTGCACAAACATCTGTTACTGGAGTTGGTACTACAAATGTAGTTAAAGTTGTAGTTAATGTTTCTGATTTTAGTTCTATTGGAACTTCATTTAATAACGAATATTATGGAGATTTCTCTTGGGGTAGAATTTCAATTCCAACAAGAAAGAATCCAAAGAATTTCTATGCATACAGTGAAAACGGTATTTCTGGAATTGATACTTCTTCTATAGTAAGAAGAAAAAATCCTTTAAAATATTTTGGTTATTTTTAATAATAAATAAATAAAAAACAAATAAAATGTCTGCAATAATAACTGATCAACTAAGAATTCTTAATGCTAGAAACTTTGTTTCTATTGCATCTTCGTCTTCTAATTCATATTATGCTTTTGTAGGACTCAGCAATCCAGATGATTATCAAAGTGATTGGGATGCAAGTCCCCCTTCACCAAAAGATTCATTCGATGAAGAGAATGATTATTGGGATACAATGATGTCTTTAAAAAAGATATCATCCAGTGATATAAGACCAGTTGTAAAAAAGATTATGTGGGAAGCTGGAACCACATATGATATGTATAGGCACGATATTTCCAGAACAAATTTATCTCAACCATCAAAATCTACTAATTTATATTCAGCAAATTATTATATTGTTAATAGTGAGTATAAAGTTTATATTTGTATTCATAATGGAACTGATCCAGAAAATCCCAGTGGTAGACCATCTTTGGATGAACCAAATTTTACAGATTTGGAACCAAGATCTGCTGGAGATAACGAAGATGGATATCTTTGGAAATACTTATATACTATAAAACCATCAGACATTATAAAATTTGAATCTACAAACTTTATACCTGTCCCAAATGATTGGGAAACTAATTTAGAGTATTTTAATATAAGAAATAATGCCATAACAAGTGGACAATTAAAAGTAGCGGTTATAAAAAATAGAGGAGTTGGATTAGGAACAGCAAATAGGTCATATACAAATGTCCCTATTTACGGGGATGGTTCTGGAGCTAAAGCTACAGTAATTATTAACAACGAGTCAAAATTAGACAGTGTAACTATAACAAATGGTGGACTTGATTATACACATGCTGTTTTAGATTTGAGATCTGCTGGAATACCAGTTGGATCAACTGCTGCAGTTGTAGATATCATAATTCCCCCAAGAGATGGACATGGTTATGATATTTACAGAGAACTTGGAGCATATAATGTGGCAATATATGCTCGAATGGAAAACAGTGTAGATAATCCAGATTTTATTATTGGAAATAAAATATCTAGAGTAGGAATAGTAAAAAATCCTCTTTCATTTGGAGGTGCTTCTACACTAACTTTAGATAAAGCTAGTGCTTTATATGCGCTAAAACTTACAGGAATTGGATATAGTCAAACTACATTTGCTCCAAATTCTTTAATACGCCAAACTATAGGAGTTGGAATTACTGCAGTAGGTAGAGTTGTTTCATATGATAAAGTAACTGGAATTTTAAAATATTGGCAAGATAGAAGTTTGGTAGGTTTTAACACAGATAAAACTAAAAAAATTAATCCAGATTATGGATTTATATTAAATAGATTTACTACACAACCAATCTCAGGTGGATCAATTAATATATTTGGTGGAAGTAATGTATTAGGTATAGATACAAACTTTTCAGGTATATCTACAGTAATAAATAATAAGACATACTATCTTGGACAAACTTTTATTGATGGTATATCTCAACCTGAAGTATTAAAATATTCAGGAGAAATTATATACGTTGACAATAGACCTTCAATAACTAGGTCTAAAAATCAAATTGATGATTTCAATCCAGAAAGCAATTATTTTAGATTTTTGTTTAAACCTGGAACACCGATTCAGGCAAGAGAGCTAACTTCTTTACAATCAACATTACAAAATCAAATTGAAAGGTTTGCGGATTCCATCTATAAAGATGGAGATGTTGTAATACCTGGACAACTAAATTTTCTTGATAGATATCAAGCAGTTACATTGCAAGATAATTATCTGGGAATTCCAATTATAAGTTATTTGCCATATTTAGTTGGAAAGACAATAAGAGGACAATCTTCAGGAATACGTGCAAAAATAGATGGAGTTTTAGATTATACTAACTCAGAAAGATCATTAAATACTCTTTATATAAATTACTTAAGTTCAGATTACGCTAATAGTAAATTTGAGGGATTTATAAACGGTGAAGTTTTAATATTAGAGAGTGGATTAGAAGAAGAAAATGTACTTGAAGATTCTCAAATAATTATTAGACCAGAAGAAGGATTTGCTATAACAGACCAAAGTAATTGTAATGCTACTGGATCTGCTGTTTCAATTAGTAAAGGTGTATATTACTTAAGAGGGCACTTTGTCTATGTAGACGATGAAACAATTTTATTAGATCAGTATGCAAATAATGGAAGTTATAAAGTAGGACTTAAAATAATAGAAAATATTGTAAGTGCGGATGAAGATCCGGATTTACTTGATAATGCTCAAGGATACCAAAATTATTCGGCTCCTGGATCTGATAGACTTCAGATAAACGCATTTTTAGCAAAAGTTCCATTGGATTTAGATAATCCTTTGGATTTTGTTGAATTAGTTCAAGTAAGACAAGGAGTTTTAGTATCATTAAGGAATGACCCAAGATATAGTGAAATAGCAAAAGAATTTGCCAGGAGAACTTACGAAGAGTCTGGAGATTACTACGTAAAACCACCAATCATCACTTTAAATGAGTCATTGAATGACTTTATGGGTAATGAGGGGATTTTTTCAGAGGGTCAAACAACATATAATAATAATACGCCTGCAGATGATCTAGGAATTTATCAAGTATCCGCATTAAAAGCAATAGTTCAAGGATTTTCTGTAGAAACAATCAGTCCAACTTTTATAGATTTCCAAAAACCAAGAGATACCAATACTTTAGATTCTCAAGGAGTAAATTATGTAACTGGACCAACATTTACTGTTAATAGAGTGAATGGAAATCCAATTTTAGGAATTTCTACTTCATATTATATAAGTTTAAGAGATTCTAGAGTTGGAACATCATTAATCGCTCCTGGTAAGGAAATTGGTGTTGCTAGAGTATATGATTTTGCCCTCGAAAGTGGTTCATATGAATCCTCTACTCCAAATGCAAATGAGTGGGATTTATCTTTATATGACATTCAAACATATACAGAAATAACTCTTAATGAACCAATAACTTTATCGAGACCAACTCAAGTCAAAGGAAAATCTAGTGGATCAACTGGATTTCTTAGATATGATGTAACAAATTCTCCTACAATTACACTTTATAATACTAAAGGAAAATTTGCTAATGGAGAAAGATTTATATTTGATGGAATAGAAAATACGAGAGTTTCTATTGCAGTTACCGATTATGGTCTGGAAAGTGTAAAGTCAGTTTATGCTTCTGCTACTGGAATTGGATTTACATTTACTGCGGACGTAAAACAAAGACCTGTATATTCAGGTAATTATGCTAATGTAACAGCTGCAGTTGCTGGAGTAAGCACTGTTACTGCTCCTGGGGTAAAATTTGCAGAAATTGCTTCGATTGGAGATATTATTTCCTATAGTAATCCTGGGTTCTCTGATATTACTTATTCGGTAATAACCCAAGTAAATCCAACTTCATTGAGAATTTCTGGTGTAACTACAGTTTCTGGAGTATGTTCTGGAGCATTACCAACAAGTTCAATTAATATCAGTGACTTCAAAATTTTAAAGTCTGGACTACAAAGATCTACAGATAATACTTTATATACGACTTTACCTAAAAAATATGTATCTTCTGTAGATTTAAGTGGATCTTTACTTACTATTAGAAAGCAATTTGATGTAACTATTACTTCAAATTCAACTCAAACAATAATTGCGGGAGATGGTGAGACATTTTTACCATTTGACGAAGAGAGATATTCATTATCTATTAATGGAACAATAGAAGTATTGACTGAAGATAGATTAGTATTTTCAAATGGTTCAACAGAACTAACAATAAGAGGTCTACAAACTGCATCTGGAACTGGGAAACTTATTGCAACTTTAACTGACAGCAAAGTAGAGTCAAAAGTAAAAACAAGAAATAGAATTGAATATATTGTTGTAGATAAGTCAATTTACAATTATTCTGGAATAGGAACTCAAACTTCTAATGATGGACTTACATTTGGAAATTTTGCATATGGAACTAGAGTTCAAGATGAAGAAATTTGTTTGCTAAGACCAGATGTAATAAAAATTTATGGTATATATGAATCAAATTCTACATCAGATCCGATTCTTCCAAGAATTACTATTTCTGCATTAACTGGTCCGACAACAAAAACTTCAGACTTATTCATTGGAGAAAAAGTAATAGGTCAAAGTAGCAATTCAATTGCAATTTATTGCGAAAGAGTCAATGACTCACAGATAACTTTTACTAGTTTAAATGGTAAATCTTTCGAAATTGGAGAGCAAATTAAATTTGAAGAATCTGGAATAACTGGGTTTATTTCAGAATTTATTCCTGGAGATAGAAATATCACATCGAATTTTATCCTAGATAATGGACAAAAAGATACAATTTACGATTATTCCAAGATAGTAAGAAGACCAGAATTTAGACCACCAACTAGAAGAATAAAAATTATTTTGGAGTCTTCTTCAATACCAAATTCGGATACTGGAGATATTCTTACTGTAAATTCATATGATCAATTTGATTATTGTGATATTCCCAGTATTAATGGTATTAGAGTTAGTGATTTAATTGATATTAGACCAAGAGTATCTAATATACAAGTATCTGCTTCTACATTTTCTCCATTTGAATTTTTTGGTAGAATTTTTAATTATTCATCAAACAAAGTTCTTGCTTCTGATGAAGCAATAACATTAGGTTTTTCTTATTACCTACCAAGAATTGATAAAATATTCATTACTAAAGAAGGAACATTTCAACTCAGAAAGGGTGAACCCGCAGATAATCCTAATCCCCCAGTTTCTACAGATAGCGGTTTAGAAATAGCGACTATCACTCTTCCCCCATATCTTTGCAATGTTAATGACGCTACAATTAATTTAACGGAACATAAAAGATATAGGATGTCCGACATAAGGACTCTTGAGAACAGAATTAAAAATCTTGAGTATTATACTTCACTAACCTTATTAGAGAGCGATACATCAAGTTTACAAATTCAAGATGCTAATGGACTGAATAGATTTAAATCTGGATTTTTTGTTGATGATTTTAAATCTACAACTTCTCAGAAAAAAGTAACTTATGTAAAAAATAGTATAGATGTAAATAATTCGGAACTTAGACCAGCTCCATTTACAACAGCATTAGATCTTATTATAGGATCTAAGTCTTTAGTTGGTATTGGGTCTACTGTTAATCCAAATGTGGATTTATCTACAGCAAACGATTTAATAGCAAATAACATTAAAAAATCTGGGCAGATAGTAACATTATCTTTCGATGAGGTTGAAGTAATAAGACAACCATATTCTACTAGAGTTGAACCCGTAGCTTCATATAGATCTCCATTTTATGGTGGAACAATTCAATTATATCCATCTTCTGATGTTTGGGTAGATCAAGTTAGAATACAGGCAAATGTAACACAGATTCAAGGCAATTTAACTGAAACTAAATCTCAAATTTCTATTGGAGATTTGGACAAACAAACTGGATTTAGTCCCGTCATTTGGGGTGCTTGGGAAACTGTATGGACTGGACAAACTAAAGATACTAAAACTAGAGTATTCGATGAAGGATTTTTAACTTTCCAAGAAGTAACAGATACTATTACCAGAACTGGAACATCGACTAGAACTGGAACTAGATCTATAACCAGAGATAGTTTTGAAACGGTTTCTTATGGAGATAGAGTAATAAGCACTGAATTGACTCCATTTATGAGGTCTAGAAATATTGAATTTACAGCAAAGAGATTAAAACCCTCCACAAGATTGTATCCATTTTTTGATGGATTACGTGTTTCAGAATATGTAATTCCAAAACTCCTTGAAATTACTATGACTAGTGGAACATTCTCTGTAGGAGAGACTGTTATTGGATCAGTCAACACATCCGAAGGTAAATTCACATCCAATGCAGCATCATTAACACTAGCAATAGATCCAAGAATTAAATTTAGAGTTGCAGCACCAAATCACAAATATGGACCATATAATGCTCCAACTGATACATATAATTTAAATCCATATACAAGATTAGATACATTAGGATCACAATATTCCCAAACGTCAACCATATTGAATGTAGATACTTATAGTTTATCTACTTATGCTGTAGGATCATTTTATGGGTGGGTAAAATCTGGAATGCAATTGATTGGACAGACAAGTGGAGCAGTAGCAGTTATAACTGATGTTAAACTAATTTCCGATGATAAAGGAACTTTAACTGGATCATTCTGGATACCAAATCCAAATGTACCTGTATTCCCATCGTTCAAAACTGGAAGTAAAATATTTAAATTGACCAGCAGCGAGACTAACACACAAATAGAGGGGATAGCTACAACTGGAGCAGAAGAACGATTCGTCTCTGATGGTAGAGTAGATACTGTACAAGAAAATGTAATTTCAATAAGAACGGTAAGAGTAGAAACTCAAACTGTAACTGATAATATATCCGCTTCTCAAACTCAATCTCCTGTTGTAACTAAAACTCTTATTGCGGATAGAACTCCCCCACCACCACCGCCAATTCCAATTGGAGATCCGTTACCATCAACACAGGATCCAATACCAGCACCAGGCGGCGGCGATGGAGGCGGTGCCCCTGGTGGTGGCGGGGGTGGAGATGGTCCAGTATTCCCTAGAGGTGAAGAGGAAACCGAAGAAACTCCTACACCTACACCTACAAGCACAACTGAACCTCCCGTAACGACATCACCATCACCATCAAAAACAAGAACTAAAAAACCTAATGACAAAGTTTCTGTTGGATTTGTTAATGCGAACGGAAATTCTGTAACAAATAAACTTGGTTTAAAACCAGGAACTTCTGTTCCTGTTAATTTGGTAAATGGAAAAGCATTTGGTTTCTATGTAGCAACTTTAGGTAAAGATAAAGCAGAAAAACTTTGGAGACAAAATAATTTAAAAGTAACTCCAAACGATAGAGCAACTTCTGGATTAGCAAATGGATTATTCCCAATTACTAAAAAAGGATATAAAGAACTGGATATAACACCCCGTCCAAAGGGACAAATATCTACCGCAAATTCTGGAGTTGGAATTATAAATGCGGTATCAAACTTGAATCCTAATGCTAATTCAATTGAGGCGATAAAGCTTACTAGACAGCAAGGATACGGTGTAAAACGTTCCGATACATATGGACCAGCTGGTGCTAATGTTACAATCGGAAATGCCTACAGAAGTCAACCTAAACCGCAACCACAAAATAACAATAACAATAGAGGGGCAAATAAAAATCCTCAGAATAATCCCCCACCACAAAGAAATAACCCACCACCACCAAATAACAGTGGAGGAAATAGCAATTCAGGAAATAACAGAGGTAATAACGACAGAAATAAAGATAATAGGAAAAATAGAAGATAACAAAATAAAAACTAAATAATATACAATGAACAAATAATTGCAATTCCTACTTTAAAAATATAAGAAATGAAAATAACGGATCCATTAGCACAATCATTTTACGTTGAAGCAGAGAGTGGTATTTTTGTAACTTCTGTTGATTTGTATTTTTATAGTAAGGATATACAACTTCCAGTTACTGTTCAATTACGTCCAGTAAAGTATGGAAACCCAACTTCAGAAGTGTATCCTTTTAGTGAAGTTGTATTAGATCCAAATGAAGTTTATATTTCGGAAACTGGAACTATTCCAACTACAGTATATTTTCAATCTCCAGTCTATCTTGCTGGAGGACAATTCCATTCTATAGCAATTCTTTCTGCTTCTCCAGATTATTCTGTATGGATTAGTAGGCTTGGTGAATTTGATACAAATCCAGCAAATATTTTAGAATCCCAAAAAGTATTAGTTAGTAAGCAACCATCATCTGGTTCACTATTTAAATCTCAAAATGGATCTACGTGGACTGCTAGCCAATTTGAAGACTTAAAGTTTAATCTTTATAGAGCAAACTTTAGATCAAATGGAAATATAAACTTTTATAATTCGGAATTACAAGAAGGAAACGAACAGATTGCAACATTACCTAGAGATCCTTTAATTTTATCTTCAAGAAAAATAAGAGTTGGTCTGGGAACAACCTTGGCAGAATCCCAATTACCAAGTTTAGGAAATAAAATTATACAATCTACAAATAATTCATCTGGAACATTTGTTGGATATGCTGGTTCTGGAGTTGGAAATCTTAATATTATAAATGCTGGAATAGGATATACTCCATCATCATCTAGTAGTTTATTTACTAATGTAAATTTAAGATCTATAACTGGTGATGGAAGTGGTGCAACTGCAGATATAACCATTTCTAGTGGTGTGGCAGTTGCAGCGACATTTAGATCTGGTGGATCTGGATATAAAATTGGAGATGTTTTGACTGCTCCGATAGTTGGAATATCATCTTTAGGTAGAAATTTAAGATTATCGGTTACCTCTCTTTCTGGAATAAATGAAATTATTATTGACCAAGTTCAGGGAGATTTTGTAACTGGGGTAGGAAAAACTATTAGATATATTAATAATGTTGGGATTGCAACAGATTTAAAAAATACTGGGGCAAATGTTTTAGCCGATACTATTACAACAGTATCCGATGGTTTGCATATAAAGGTTAAGCATAGAAATCATGGGATGCATTTTTCAACTAATAAAGTTGAATTATCTGAAGTTGAACCCGATTTAAATCCAGTTAAATTGACTTCAACCTTATCTTCAACATCAAACACTTCTATAGATGTATCAAGCGTAAGTGGATTTGAGTTATTTGAAAATGTTGGAGTGGGAACCACTAATCCTGGATATGCTTTAATTGGGGATGAAATAATTTCCTATACTGGAACTGTATCTGGTGCAACTCCCCAATTAATAGGAATAACAAGATCAATTGATGGAACTAAATCTTTAGAATATCCAGTTGGAACTTTTGTATATAAGTATGAATTGGGATCTGTTTCTTTGAGAAGAATTAATAAAGTTCACAACTTCGTGGACGTTACCGTTCCCGATCCCATAGATTTGGACTATTATACTATAAAGTTAGATACTTCAACAAATGGTTTAGATAGATCTATTGGAACATTTTTCCCTAAACTATATTTAAATCAAGAAAAATCTTGTGGTGGATCAATAGTAAAATCTACTCAAAATATTCAATACGAAATAATAACTCCAGTAATACAAACATTGAACTTAGTTGGAACTAATATTAGTGCTTCAGCAAGAACTGTTTCTGGAACAAGTGTTGATGGAACTGAAGCATCATTTGCAGACAAAGGATTTGAATCCATTAATTTAAATAATTCTAATTATTTGACCTCTCCTAGATTAATTTGCTCAAAAATTAATGAAAATGAAAAACTTACAAATTTACCTGGAAATAAATCTTTAACTTTGAATTTAGAATTAAATACTAGCAATTCTTATGTTTCCCCAGTAATTGATTTGGATAGAACTTCAGTAATTTTAACTACTAATAGAATTAATAGTCCAATTGAAAATTATGTTACTGATAATAGAGTAGCTTCATTAGAAGAAGATCCAAGTGCATTTGTATACGCAACAAATGCTATTTCTTTGGAGACACCAGCAACTTCAATTAAAGTTATTGTTTCTGCATATGTTAATACTTATAGTGATGTTCGAGCATTTTTTGCTCTACTGAAGGATCCAGAAGAAAGTCCAATATACTATCCATTCCCAGGTTATGATAATCTGACAGCAGATGGAACAATTATAGATTTAGCGGCAAATAATGGAAAACCAGATAAGTTGTATTCTAAAGTTGATTCTTTGGGATTTAATAGTAAAGATTTAACTTTCCGCGATTTGGAATTCACTATCGACAAGTTATCTCCATTTAGATATTTTAGTGTTAAACTTATTGGTACTTCAACAACACAAGTGTATCCACCAAGATTTAAACAACTTAGAATAATCGCACTTGCATAATATGAATATTAATAAAGTTGAAGGTCACCCAAACTATATAAGGGATGAAAATACTAAAGCAGTTATTAATACAAATTACAATGAATATCAAAATTATATCCTAGCAAGAGAAGCAAAAGAAAGGGAGAAAGAAAGAATATTAAATATTGAAATTGAAATAGATGAAATTAAAAAATCTATTAAATCCATTATGGAGTTACTAAGTAAATGAATCCCGATAAAATAAATTTAGAAAATATTGGAAAAATGTTTGAGTATGAGAAAATTTCAAGAGAAATAGATAGTATAAGTGATATTGATCAAATTAAAAATATTGCAAAATCTTACGTTAAATTATACTTTAAACAACAAGAAGTTATAGCAGGACTATAATGGCACAACCATCTACAAGACAAGAATTAATTGATTACTGCTTGAGAAAACTGGGAGCACCAGTTTTGGAGATCAATGTTGCTCAAGAGCAAATTGAAGATCTAGTAGATGATGCTATACAATTATTCCAAGAGCGTCATTTTGATGGCGTATATCAAACTTATTTGAAATATCAAGTAACACAACAGGATATTGATAGAGGAAAGGCGAAGGGATTAACTGGTGTTGGTGTTTCAACTACATCTGCATCATCCTCTATTGGGACTTTTAATTTTTATGAAAATAGCAATTACATACAAGTTCCCCCTCATGTAATTGGAATTAATAAAATAATGCAATTTGAAGGATCGAATTCAATTTCAAGTGGAATGTTTAGCATTAAATATCAATTATTTTTAAATGATATTTACTACTGGGGATCTACAGAATTATTAACATATTCTATGGTAAAAACTTACCTTGAAGATATTAATTGGTTATTAACTACACAAAAACAAATAAGATTTAATAAGAGACAGGATAGATTATATCTAGATATAGATTGGTCTAGTTTAAGAGTTGGAGAGTATATAATAATTGATTGCTATAGGATGCTAGATCCGTCTGATTATGGAAGAGTTTGGAACGATTCTTTCTTAAAACCATATATAACTGCATTGATAAAAAGACAGTGGGGGCAAAATTTAATTAAGTTCCAAGGAGTAAAACTTCCTGGTGGAGTCGAGTTAAATGGAAGGCAAATTTATGATGACGGACAAAAAGAAATAGAAGCAATATTGGATAAAATGTCCTCTACATATGAACTTCCACCATTAGATATGATAGGATAAACATATGTTAAATCCATTTTTTATACAAGGTTCTAAAGGAGAACAGAACTTAGTTCAGGATTTGATAAATGAATCTATACAAATTCATGGTGTTGAGATATATTATATTCCCAGATCATATGTAACAACTAAATCTGTAATTAGAGAAGTAATTGAATCAAAGTTTAATAATGCATATCCATTAGAAGCTTACGTAGATTCATATGAAGGATAT